TGATGTCTCCGTCGATGGAGATGAGCAGGCCGCGGTTTTTGAGTGCGGTGCAGATGGTGTCTATGATGTGGCGCAGTCGGGTGTTTTCGTCTTTGAGGTCGTCGAGTTGCTGGTGCAGGTTGTCTAGTTCTGCGTCGAGGGCGTTGATGACGCGTTCTTGTACTTCGTTGGCGGTTCTGGTGATGCCGCTGCGGAATGCCCAGATGCCGCCAAGGATGGTGGAGATGGTGAGTATGATGCTGATGATGCTGATGGTGTTGGAGAGTTCTTGCAAATGTTGCCTCCTTAATAAGGATAAATCGACGGACGCGCTCATATGATTTAAAAAATGAAGCGGGGAACGATGAGTCGATGGGAGGAGGTGGGAGGCAAGAGCCAACGTGACAGACCTCCCAACGTGCGTGCGATAAATCGCGGACGCGATAAATCGGGTCCCTACGATGGAAACGGGTGATGCAAGATTGAAGTGTGTATTCATCATTACCGGATTGATTTCGTTAATGTGCATAATTGGGGTCCCTATGTTTGTGTTTTTATAATCTGGTCCAGCGGATGGGGATGTCGCCCCAGTGGGTGCGGGCGGAGCTGGCGAAGTCTCGTTGTTGTTTGATTTCTTGGAGCCGCTGCTCGAATTGCTGCATTTTGTATTTTGCGGTTGCTAGCCAGGAGGCGGGGATGTTGGTGTCGTCGATGCGGTCACGCAGGCTTCCGTCCTGGAAGTCGAAGTTGTCGTTGGTGGGGACCTGGTAGGCTTCGAGGCAGTATGCGACTGCGCCGAGGACGATGATGTCGCGGTGTACTTCGGGGATGGTGCTGCCTGTGTTGTCCAGTTGCTGTTTGGTGGCGTAGAAGACGCGCATGATGAGTGTGTTGTCTTTGGGCAGTTCTGCGCTGCTTAGTGAGAGGGTGAAGCTGGGCGCTTGTGTGCCGGTGGGGCCTTTGCTGTCGCCGATGGCTCCCATGAGGCCCATGTTGCCACCAGCGGCGAGTGCGGTGTTGCTGTCGTACATGTTGGAGTATTCGCTGAAGCTACGGTCGTAGGGAGGCCATAGCATGACGCCGGAGGTGTTGACGGTGGGTGGCTGTGGCATGGAATTTAAGGCGCTGTCGGGGATGTTGTCGGTGTAGGTGCTGGTGGTGTTGTCTGTGATGGCGGTGAGGTAGTAGAATAGGCTTCCTCCTGCCTGGGTGCGGTAGATGTTTCTGCCGATGACGTTGTTGGTGGCGACGCCGGGTTGTGGGGGCTGAGATGGGGCTATGGGGATGTTGGTGAGAGAGATCTGCTGGTTGCCTGTGGTTGTTGTGATGGTGGCGGCTGGTCCGGCTGTTGTTTCGCCGCCCTGGGTGAGGAAGGTGGTGAGGTATTTGTAGGTGCCGATGCTCAGGCCGGTTCCTGCTATTGTGGTGAGGGTAGGTGCGCTGGCAGGGGGTGAGTATTGTGTGCCGTAGACCTGGAGCGGGTACAGGATTTTTTCGATCCATAGTACGGGGTAGTTTGGGTTCCACGATTGGGGGTAGGGGTAGGTGCGCTGGTAGGGTTGCATTTGCATGTCGGTGAAGGTGATGTTGGGGTAGTATTGGCTGTAGCGGTCGACTGCTTTGTCGATGGCTCGGTCGATGTCGGTGTTGGCCCATCTGGTTGCGCCGGTGTCGAAGAGATCCTGGCGGGTCATGGTTTCGATGTCGGTGAGTAGCATGTTTATACTCCTTCCAGCCATAGGGTCATTTCATACAGGCTTTTTTCGGGTAGGAAGTGGGTTTCGGTGTGGTAGATGCGGGCGGTGGCGGTTTTGCCGGTGCCGATGTTGGGATTCTGGTCGTTGAGGGTGATGACGTCCAGGAGTTGCAGGGCGGGGTTGGCGGGTACTGTGATTGAGTGGGCCACCTGGTCGCGCTGCTCCTGAGCCAGGATGAAGGTGGCTTTCATGGCGCAGAGTGTGGCAGCCGAGAGCTTGGGGTCGGTCTCGATGACGAGTCGCTCTAAGCCTACGGCGTGCATGTGGGTGGTATCGTAGGCTTCGCCGTTTGTGATGGCTCCTAGCTGGATGCCTTGCGGGGGTTTGCCTGTTATTATGACGTGGTTTGCTCGAATGTCGGCGCTGCCGAGGGCCAGTGTCTCAATTTCTGGTGTATAGCTCCAGACGCTGCTATCGGTGTTGGATAATTCGCGGAACTGCATGGTTTCGTTCTGATCGAGGAAGTATTCGAGCCAGCCTACGCGACACAACTCATCGAGGGCCTGGCGGTACTTCTGTCCGGCTTGCAGGACGAACGTGCCGACGCTGGTGTTCATTTGTATGGTGTTTGGTAAGGAGACTAAGAAGAGACCGGCACGCGCGCAAACCTCGGTGATCATCCAGGCTATCGTCTGGTTGGTGTATGAGACCTGGTATCTGTTGACCTGGTCGAGGAGCCGGGATAGGTCCTCGGCTTCGATTTTGATTTGATTGCGACCAGGGGCACGCTCGAAAACGATCTGTTTGACGCGGTACTTTGCTACGGTCACAGCCTCCGCATTGGTTGGAGGAGCGCCGGTCCTGTATCCTTCACTTAACACAAGGGATGTATTGATGCCAATTGGCTCGTATGTGGAGCCGTAGGTGGCAACGTAAGGTATAAGAGCGGACTGTGCATTGTCCAGCACGATGGTGAGCTGGCCGGGCTTGCCTATTTCGTCCATGCGGTGATACTCCAGGAGCTTTGTTGAGAGGTCGATGTACTGTGTAGTGTCGCTTTGCTGGAAGTCGATGCCTAGCTCCACCAGGGCCATTGAGGCTGTCACGTATCGTGCGCGTGATGTATTTGGCGGTGTGCATTTGAGCAGACCTGCGCCGTAGACACAAGCGAGATCATAGAGGATGTAGCCGCTCGACCAGTGTACCAGGTCGGGACTTTGGCGCACGCGGGGATAGCTGTACACAGAGCCTGTAAGCTGGCCGTTGTCTTCTTCGACACAGATGAGATTGTAGAGACCGTCAAAGAAGGTGATACGCGGAGAAATTCTGCCGATGGCCGTGCTTGTGGCGGGCGCGATGTCTATCATTGGCGTCCACACAGTGCCGTTACTGTTGGCGTAGCACTCATGGAGCGCGTAGCCGTCGGAGTAGATCACGTAGTAGTTGCTATTGAGCCATACCACGGCTAAGCCTTGCCCATAAGGAAAGGGTGCCAGCGTCCATGCCGCGAGTGCGCTCCATGAACTGGTAAAGAAGGAGCAGCCGATATTCTCGCCACCCACCACGTCGTAGATGAAGAAGCAGTCGTTGTTGCCCGCGCTGGCGATGCCTTTGGTGAGTACATTGCCTGGCGGTGAGAGGACGGTGGCAGGACTGGTGCTCCATGTCTGCCGGTTGTTGCTACTGGTCCAGACGAAGATGGCGTTGCCTCCGGTGCCCTGCTGGGCGAATGCGCGGAGCGTGCCGCTATTGTTGGACACGGCACAGCCTCCGTCCTCGAACATATTGTTTGAGCCACCGCCGAATGTTGTCCAGGTTGTCCACTGGGTTGCGTTGGTTGGGTCTGTGATGCGCTGGTACTGGAAGGCGCGGTCAAAGCCGGTACCGCCTCGGGTGAGCCTGACACGTATGATAGAGCCGTCGCTGGCTACACACATGTCGTTCCAGCCATCGGCGTTGCTGGCAGTTGCGACGGACTGCGCGAAGTGGTTAATGTGATCCTCGGCGGTGAGGGTTACGTATGGCCTGCGGGTTGACGCATTGATGGCACTGGTGAGAGTGCCTGAGAGGCTTCTTACCATATTGGTTCTCCTGAGATGTGCTGCTGGTACGTTGACGAAATTTCGTATATCCAGGGTCCAGAGAGAAGAGTTTGTTGCAGTTTGTTGCAGTTTGTTGCAATCTGGGGAACTGCAACATTTGTGGGCTGGCCTGGGAAGCTGGCTGAGGGCCACTTTGTTGCAAGTTGCAGTTTTTTTGTGTGTGTGACAGGGGTTCTCTGCAATAATTGCATGATATGCACGTATATTGCAATGAGAAGCTGTTACTCTTGTTGCGA